TAGCTCTTTAGAGAGACCTTTCCCACATCTAGTGCGGTACTAATAGCCCCAGAAGAGTTTGCCTTAGGGCCTCCGTTGATAAAACAGAGGCCACACTGGCCATCCCACACTGGACCAGAAACGTACCCTTTCAGGTTCGACAACTGATTCACAGAAGTTGGTGGAGTGTCAGCCTGGTCATACATAAAACCCATGTGGATAGACCCGGACGTCGTAGCAGGGCATGAAGGTAAATACGTGTATCTAACCTCAAGCCAAGCATACTTCGACCAGTTTGCTGCAACGCCTCGAAGCCACGTGCCTACGGTATAGGGCATAACCTGTTCTGTGCTCACAACTATGGTAGCAGTTACTGAAAGCTCCGTGGATAGTTCCACGTGGCTTAGAACAACATCTCCACCTGGAAGTGAGCCCAGATTAGGTGCCCTAATCCGAATAGTAGAACCCTGGGCAAGAGGGGCAATGGATGCCCCAACCCGGGTAGGCGCTGCCGGCAGAGCAGCACGGTTTCTGCGTCTCGCCCTCTTCAATCGGTTCTTGAGGGTCTTTGATGACACCTCTTCCTCGATCATAGTCCGAGCGAGCGCTTGGGTCAACTGGTTCGGCGTTAAGCGCTTTCTCGCAGTCGACATTTCCTAAAATAATTTTGTCCGGCGACGGAGTATTCCGGACTAGGTAAGAGTCCAGGTACCATTTAATCTTTCTCCACTTGGGGTTCCCAGCTAACTCTGCCTGTATGTCAGCATAATCAGCGGACCCTGACGCTAGATGGCGAAATAAAGTCTTCGGCCACGTTTCCAGATAAGTGTTACCTTCTTGAATTTTGTGTGAACAGAAATTCACACTCACAAGTTCGCCACACTCATCTACCTCACAAGGAACATAGTCCTTACAGGTGTGACCTAGGACCTCATACTTCTGTCTAGCATCCTCCACAAACCCCTCAACAGAGTCGTCACCCATGGCGATACACCACGGGGAACCTATAAGTTCAGCCATAAGGCATCGAACTCTAGAGTTGGTTGATGAAGTGCAATAGGAGCCAGATTTCATAATACCAGGCCGCAGCTGTTCCAACAACTCTCCGTTAGATAACTGGAAGACTGAGCTCATGAAACAAGCGAACCGGTTCCTAGCAGCTTTTGCCAGCAAATAGGGGAAACCCCCTAGCGCAATTCGCATCTCAACGTCAGCCCATAACTCCCAGTCTTGCACTGTCCAATCGAAACCAGAGATATCAGCTTCAGCGGCAGGGCACCAAGAATGCTTGACCTTCAGGTCTCGCATGATGGTGTCGCCCTGCTCCTGGAGGGATAAACCCATTCCAGGCTTTGACGGTATATTCGCCCACTCGCTAATTTCTAACTGGTTTTGAGGACCAAACAACATCCGCTCAACAAGCTGATCAATAAGGGACACAGAGCTTATTAGCCTGTATCGACCTTCCTTGAGTTTCCTCACCGGGTGTGGCTCTTGTTTCACGAACAACCTGATCGGATCACAAAAGCCTGCCCTCACGAGGTCACTAGGAGTACAATTAAAGACCTGCTCGAAGGGTGTGTTTGCTAACAGGAAGAGCCGCTCAACTACGGCCGAAACAACCAAATTTTTATGCCTATTTAACACTTCCTCGTTGGTTGAGCCGAGGATGTGGAGGGGGACGCCGGGGCTGGCGCTTTTGTTGATTTCGCCCGACGCCGCTGTTTTCGCGACCTCTTCGAAGACCGCTTGGACTGACCAGTTTGCACCTTGGAAGCAGGATTTGACTCTACTTCTGGGGTACTTCTGGCACAATCTTTGGCAGGCATCTCCAAGAGTGCTGGGGGAAGAGGTAGGACGGAACTTTCTTGCTTGGAGTAACAAGGAGTTAAGTTCAGCTTCTGATCCTCTTTCGGGCCATCCGAAACTTGCGAGCTCTGGGAAGTGTTCTGTTGCATCAATGATAGCATCACTAATACGTTTTCCAGACACCTCTCTAAACTTACAATTCGATCGGCCAACAGAGGAGATTCCGACTCCTTCTTCGAGCACTCGCTCGGG